GTGTCCAATTGCTGGATTTCGTCGGCCTCGTCGATCACCTTCACGCCCCAATTGTCGCGGAGGTACGCGAAATTGAGCAAGTGCGTCATGAACGCGCCTTGGTTGGAATACGCCTTGGGGAGGTCCGTTTTCCACACCGTCAGGCGCTTGGACATGGCCAGTTGTGGGGCCTCGTTGGCTGTCCGCTCCGCCGCGTAAACCCGCTCCATGATCTGTTGCGGGATCGGGATGCCGCCGTAGCGATAGAGCGGCTTGAGCATGTCGGCCGGCTCGCTGGTCCGGAAGATGGCCAGGTGTGAGCGGTGGTAACGCTTGGCGTTGATGATCCACCACGTGGGCTCGTAATAGTGGCCGCTCGCGGGGTTGGCCGCCGCCGAATAGTCGAGGTCCGGCATACACCAGTAGGGATCGACCTGCACGAGGCCGCGGTAGCTCCCCGGCGTGATCCCGTCCGGATTGAACGGCCGCTCGTAATATTTGGGGTCCGTGCTGTCGACGGTGAAGATGGCCACCCGAATGCCGAAGATACGGCCCAGGCGCACGAATTCTTGCATTTCCAGATTGATCTTGTCGCGCTTGAGCCGCTTTTTGAGCCGCTTCAGCTGGTCCCCGTCGTCGGGGGCGCCGTCGAGCGCGATCTCATAACCCTGGCGAATGGCGTCGCGGGCGGGCATGGAGCACGCCTTGTCCACCAGCCAATGCTGGGCGATCACCGCGCAAGTTTCATAACCGATGAAGGTTTGCGAGGCGAACCACGAATAGACGAGATCGCTCATGGCCGGCGCTTCGACGCTCTGGAAATTAACGGTCGGGAGGCCGTCCATGGCCATGCCGGTGGGGGTCACGCGGCGAGGCTGGGCCGCGTGGATCCTAGCGCGCAACTGGGCCAGGGATTGGGCGGCCGTGTCTCGATTGTTGGTCGAGAAGTCCAGCAACCGCTGGCGATCGGCGGGCGGCGCGGCGGGTTCCGGGGCGTCGACTTGGCCCCAAAGACCCTTGATCAGCGATTTGATGGACATGGCGCGGACAATGCTGCGGGGGCGTGGTCGCCGTCAAGGTGTCGTTTTTGACTTGACGGGGGCGTCAACTTGCCTAGTGTAGCTCGCAAATGGAGTTTCCGACATGCCTCTTCCCATGCTTCCGCGAGACGGCGCGGGCGTCCTGCACATTGTCGGTCTTAGCGGAGGCCACGACAGCACCGCGCTTTCGTTGCTCCTGAAAGAGCAAAACCCGGACACGCCTTATGTTTACGTCTGCACGCCGACGGGAAACGAGCTTCCGGCGATGTTTGAGCATTGGAACCGGCTGGGCGAAATTCTGGGCCGTAAGCTGGTCCCGATCATGGCGGGCACGCTGCACAGCATCATTCGCGAAGAGAAGATGATCCCGAACTTCCGGGCTCGTTTCTGCACCCGCCGCCTCAAGATTGAGCCCTACCGAAAATTCCTAATCGAGCAAGCCGCGCTTGGCCCCATCGTTTCTTACATCGGCCTCCGCGCCGACGAGCCCGGGCGCGCGGGCGGCGCGTATGACGACATTGGTGGCGTAGATATGCGCTTTCCGCTTCGGGATTGGGGCATGGGGGAGGACGACGTCCAGGCCACGTTGCGGCGCTTCGGGGTGGTTTGTCCTGACCGAACCGATTGCGGCGAGTGCTACCACCAGCGCTTGGGGGAGTGGTTTGAGTATTGGAGGGACCACCGCGAATTGGCGGAGCGCGCCGTTGCCCTTGAGGCGGAGATGGGCGGGACTTTCCGCACGCCCGGCCGGGATACGTGGCCTTCCGCGCTCAAAGACCTTTTCGCCCGCTTTGCCGCTGGCGACGTGCCGCAAACGAGCCTCAACCGCATGTATCGTGAGCGGATGGCGGCCGGCGGTTGCCGGGTGTGCTCGCTATGACCCCGGCCTAGATTGCGTCAAGCCACGACGTCTTGCGGGGCGCGAAGAGGATCATGATCGCGTCGCCGTGGTTGGGCGATCGGGTGTTATCCGGCGCCTTGTCCACGATGACCTTGCCGGCCGTGTTCTTAGAATATGTCGGCTGGGATAGCTCTTGCGTGACCTTTGATAGCGACGTGCCGAGCGACGCGCTGTCCAAGCTGATCAGATCGTCCGGGCGGTAGTCGTGCGTCTTGCCGGCCGCCACCAGCTGGACGGCGCGGAACGTGCGCTGAAACCGAACGCGGAGCCCCCACCAGGCTTGGGCCTTGGCGTTGAGAAAGAAGTCCTTGTTCTTGCGCTCTTTGCGGTCCTTGCCGTCCGAGGCCACGGCTACCGGGATGGCGTCGTCCGGCTTGTGGATCTCGCCCGAGCCCCGGAACGGCTCCACGTTGTGCGGGGCCTGGCCCTCTTTCTCGCGCTCGGCATTGATGACCCGCGCGTCCCCGCGCACCCCGGCGCCCAGGCCGTCCGCGTCATACCACCAGTCCGAAATGTCCCCATCGTCGGCCAGGCCAAAGGCGCGGACCACCGTATCGAAGATGTCCGACCCCTTGCCGCTCCACGCCTCAACAAACTGGACGACAACCCCGTGAGCTCGCGCGAAGGCGTTGAGGTCGATCCCTTCGTCCGCGACGTCCAGGGCGCCGCGCTCGGCCCCCGTGGGCGCGAAGCCCAGCTTGACGTGAGCGTCCACCGCCGCCTGGACCCATTCATTCGGAATGAGGATGCCCGTGACGGAGGCGTCATAGTTGAGGTCGACTTCCTGGGCGAGCGTGACGGCGTCCAGCTTTTCCTGTTGCTCTGCGTACCAGACCTCGTCTTTGCGGGGGTCGTCGCGCCAGCCGAAAGTAAAGACCTGAATTTTGCCGCTGAAACGGTTCTCCGCGAATTTGTTGGCGCGGCCCGCCGGCGTCGAGATGTCGTGGCGAGCGTTGGTCGTCTGGGATAGCGACGCCTCGACGCTTTGGGCGTTCTGCAGCTTGGCCGCCTCGTCGACGAAATAGATGGACGCCCGGCCGCCGCGGCCGATGTCGTTGCCGGCGTCGCCCTTCATGGTCGATCCCGTCTCCGGGAACTGCATGAGCATGTGCGAGGTGCAGCCCTTGCGGTTATACCCGGCGCGGAATTCTTGGGGCAGATGGTCGACGAAAAACCGGGCTTTCCAGAACAGGCTGTCCGGGTCGTTGGCCTTGTCGACGTCGTCCTCCGTGCGTGACCCGAAGCCGATATTCAGGCCCTGGCGCGTGACGCACAAGGCCACGGAGGTCGAGACCGCCAGCCAGGAAATCCCCATGTCCCGGCTCTTTTCCGATAGCGCCCGCTTGCGGTTTTGCCATCGGTCGAGGGTGTAGGAGATCCACTCTTTCTGCTTGGGGAAGAGGAGGAACGGCACGGCCGACGGGAGGCCGATGTCCGCGTTGCGCGGGTCAAACGTCATGCCCCAGTCGTTAATCAGGGCCGCTGGGTTCTCGCGATAATAGAGCTTGAGCGCCGGGACCTTGGCCGGGTTGCTCCGGATCCACGCAAGGCGCCGCGCCCTGGCCTGAAAGACCGGGACGTAATCGGGGTTGCGGAAGTCGAATGTGAAGCCGGGGCCGTCAAACCCCAATTCGGTAAGATTGAACCGACGTTCGGACGGGTCGTGACGCACGCCGCCAAGCATCAGGATGCGGGGGCCGGTCACGAACACCCCACCCCAAACCACCGGCAACCCCACCCGGTGCGCTTGGCGCGCAACGCGGCCTGGCGATCCTCAAGGCGGTGTTCCTCGTCGCTGGTCAGGACGGCCAGGGCGCGCTTGCTGTCGCACTCGCGGACGTCCAGACCCCGGGCGCGGTCGCGCGCCTCCAGATCGTCCAGAAACTCGACGGGCGTCGTGGTCACGGTGCAGGGCTCGCGGGCCCAGGGCGAGACGTCGAGGCGCGGGGCGTCAGCGACAGACGGCGCCGGGCTTCCCGCACAAGCGCTCGTCACCAGCGCGCACGCGATTGCGGACGCTATCCGGAAGCGGGACGCGCGCGGCGGGGTCTTGCCTGGCTTGTTGGTCGAGATCATGGGCGGCCTCGCGATCGGTCTGGGCCTGGGCGCGCGCGGCGTCCTGGGCGGTGTTGAGGGTTTTGGTCCCCGTGACCTCCAGCGCGCGGCCGGCGGCGTCGTCCTGGGCGAGCTCGCGGCCCGCCTGGGCGGTTTGCAGCTGGCGGCCGGTGCAGCGGTTCGTGACGAGGAGAACTCCGATCAGCACGGCGGCCAGGGCCAGGGCGGGGAGCGCGTTGCGGAAGGTCATGGCGTTAGATAGCCCCGCTCTGACGGGAGCGTCAATCCCCTAGAACTGGTCCTGATAGTGGATCGCGTTGAACCGTTCCATGACCGTGCGGCCGGCGTCGAGGGTGTGTGCGTAGGTTTCCAGAAAGATAACCGATGACTTCCAGCCGCCCGCGTCCATGGCGACCTTGACCCCGACACCCGCATTGAGCGCGTTGGTGGCGAATGCGTGCCGCCCGACAGTGTGGCTCGACTTGTACGGCAGGCCCGCACGCTCGCAAACGGCTTTGATCCGCTCATTAACGGAGAACCGGCATTTGTAGCCGAAAACCCGTGCGCCAGGCTCGACACTTAAAGCCCGGATACGCTCGACAAGTTGGTCCGGGAGGTATCGCGTACTGTTCACGCTGGTCTTCGTCTTGACCAACAGCGCTGTCCGGGCCGCAAGATCGACGTCGGCGCCGCGCAAGTTGATCGCCTCCGAAACCCGCGCTCCCGTCAGGTTCATAAACAGGATGCAAGCCGCAACGTGCGGGAGGTTGTCCGCGTCGCATCGCTCAACAAACCTCTCCATCCAGCGCCGGCTGGCGGGGACGACAACCCGCGTTCGGGGCGCTCGAAAGATGCGGATCCGGGCGATCATCCGCCACCCCATCTCATGAGCGAAATAGAGCACCGCGCGGGCCGGGGTCACGGCTTGGCGATTGCGTGTGGCGGGCGAAGCGTTTGGATAGAGGTCGAGCGCCGCAGACCGAACCTCCATAGCCGTGATCTGGTCCACGGGCCGATGGCCGAAGTGCTCGATCAGTCGGGGGAGATACCGGGCCTCACCCCCAGCGTGGACGTATGCTTCGGCGGCTTCGGAAAAGGTGTGCATTTTTGGGACCTCGCGGTTGGTTGCGAGGTCCCCGGTGCGGGGTCTATGCCAGCCTCAGAAGATGCAGGGGCGATGGGGGTCTAAGCGGCCAACACCGCCTCAAACACCGGACGGGCAAGCGCCGCGATCACGCCATATCCCGTGTTGTTGAAGTGGACGTGGCCGCCGTCGCCGTCCGTGACGTAGTAGGTTGCGTCCAGCTCATCGCCAGCGTCGCCGATCCGGCTATCGGCCGCCACGTCCACCAGGCCATCATAGAGGGTGGGGTCAGAGCGGATCGCGGTGTTGACGATGCCTCGTTGGGTTTCAAATCCAGCAGACACGCCCGTGCCCGAACGCGGCGTGATGGTGAAGGCGATCACCTTGCGGCCATCGGCGCGCGCCTTGGCCCAGATGCCCTTGAGCGTCGTATAGAGCGTAGCTCCGCTCACGCCGCCGCCAAGATCATTGGTGCCCGACCAAACCGCATAGATATCCTTGGGAAAGGCGATAGCCCGAAGCGGCGCAACGGTAGCGTCATATCGAGATGACAAGATCGTCCCCGCGCTAGAGCCGCCAATCGCCGTATTCCAGTTGGCATAGTATGGCGCGCCGCCTGTCAGCAGGGCGAGCAACTGGTTGGGATAGGTCAGGCTGCTGGTCGATCCGACACCATAGGTCAGGCTGTCGCCGTCGAAGACGATGCTGGCCTTCGGATCACCAATTGCTGATTGGTAGCCAATCCCATATCGAGCGCAGAGCCAGCGTTCATACCCCGCCAGTTCAGCATCGGAAACATAGCGATCCCAGAGGATTGTTTCAGCGATAACGCCTCCGAAATACCGGCTTTGCGTGCCGCCGTAGGACAGGCTCGTCGCGGCGAAGGCTGAAGCCGTTCGCACCGCCACAACGGCCAGCTGCGTCGGCCGAGGCTGAACAGCGAGGCGGCCAACCGGCTTGCCATTCAGGCGCGTGTCGGCATCGACGCCATTGGCAGACGCCCCGAACGGCGAAACAATGATCAAGGGAGAGTCTGCCGCACCGCCCAGGAACGTCTTGTCGGCGTTATAGGTGTCTCCGATCAGCGGCGCGAAGCTTTTGAAGGGCCGCGAAAAGCGGATTACCTGCAACAGCGTCCGGGCCGTCGTCACGCGGCTGAAGCCCAGGACGTCGTCCGCGCCGTCAAAAACCACTCCTGGCTGGCCGTTTGCACCATCCAAGTCGAGGGTCGGGCGCTGTGCTGACGTGGCCTGCACCGCTGGATCGTTGGCCGCGCTAAGGTCGGGCCATGAAGAAATGGCCGCCCCATCCGCTCCGGCTATCTGAGAGGCCTTCCAGTATCGCAACGGTGACGATCCGGCTGGGTCCACCCCCCCACCCTTGGATGGGGCGAGGGCGATGGCGACGCGGGAGGGGCCGACGAGACCGGGCATTAATCCACCAGCGCTTTGACGGTGAGCTTGAGCGCGTCGGCGCTGGCGAGCGTCGCGGCGCCACGCGCCACCAGGGCGCCGAAGAGTTGCGACGAGCCTGTTGCGGTCTTGTAAGGCGCGGCGAGATTGCCGATCGACGCGACCGACGCGATGCCGCCCGCGCGCCAATCCGTCGCAGCCCCCGTGATCACGCAAGCAACCTTATCGAAGTCGGTGGCGGCCAGCGAAAAGGGCGAGTTGTCCGTCAGGGTCGACGCGGTCGGGTCCGTGTGGAAGAGCCAAAGCTCGAAGGGGAACGTCTGGGCGGCCCTGGAGAACAGAGTGACCATCTGCACCAGGCCGGTCAGCCCCGTGAGGCGGGACGCGGCTTCGAACGTCAGCTTGCCGCCGATCACGTCACCCGATGCGTAGGGGGTGGCGAAACTGGCCGCCGCCGGGACCGCATTCGACAGAACCGTCTGTCCGCCGACCTGGCCGACATGTGCCTCCCCGGCGGACAGGACCACGGCGCCAAGGGCGGCCAGCAGCGCGGCGCGGTCGATGTCCTTGGAATACGGCGTATCAACGTCTTGAAGGCCGATGACCTGGCGCGACCAGAGCGAGAGAAACTCTTCTTGGTTGCCGTCAATGACGGCCTTGAGCACGTCTGTCATGTCAGATCATCCCGAATAGGAGGAGGAGGCCGCTATTCGAGCGCTTGCTCAAATTCAGCGAGGAAGGGGGGACCGCCGGGCGGGTAGGGGCGCGCGTCGCGCCGCCTTCGCCACTGCCGATTTGGACGTACCGTTTGACGGGAATTTGGCTCATACGCTCACGGTTAACCCGATCAATCGCCCGTGGCAACCTCGATTGAGCCGGGGCCAGCCGACGCTTTCACGGAGCGCAAACCTCCCGACGCCAGGCGGAAGACGACGAGGCCTAGCAGCAAGGACAGAACGCACGCGACGACCATCACGGCGCGGACGATCTGTGTGGCCAAGCCGATGGCGCCCAACCGGATGGCGTCAGGCCAGAAAATGAACGTCAGGGCGCAGACGCACCCGATCAGCATGGCCGACAACGCCGGCCCGGATAGCACAAGCGCCCAGGCCGTCTTGGCCGGGGCTTGCGAGGTCACGGAGGCGGCGGCGGGCGTCTCGGGGCCTGTCACGCTCTGGGCGACGGCGGCCAGGGTGTCGACGTCGGAAATCACGGGTTTTTGCCGCCTTCAAGCACGAAAAGGCCGGGAACTCCGGATCGGGGGCGGTCGGGAATGCCGATATCCGCCGCCTTCATGGAGGCTTCGAGCACCTCGATATGGGCGCTCAACTCCGTGACCACGCCGGACAGCTGGCCGATCTTGGCGGATTGCATCTTGACCGTCTCATGGACCTCCTGCAGCTCTTGCCGCAAGTCCTCGTTGGCCTTCTCGTACTGCGCCGTGAGGCTACGGAAACCCTCCGTCATCTGGGCTTGCCATTGGGCGTCCGCGCCCCGCGCCAAGGCCGGCGCCTGACGACGGGCGACCCACATCGTGGCCAGAGAGGACAGCGCCGCGGCGAGAATGACGCCCAGAACGGAGATGATCGCGACGCGAGTTTCCATCATTTATCCCGTGCGGCCTTGACGGCCCGGAGGACGAGACCAACGCCCCAGATCAGAGCCACTAGGCAGGCAAAGGCGAATTCCACGGCTCAACCCCGGCGAAGCATCGGAGGCTATTGCAATCGCGTATAGCATGTTGAGCGTGAACTCATAGAGCGGCTTGGGCGGGGGAAACCCAAAGCGCAAAGACCAGGCGTAGGCGAACGTCGCGAAGGCGCTGGTCAGCATGGCCGCCGTGAATGACCGGCGCCAGAGATCCGACGAGCGCCCGGCCACGGCCAGCACGCCGAAGACACCACCCAACAGCGAGCAAATCGCGTCGGTCTGGATGCCTTCGACACTGTCGGACGGGAAGTGGTAAATTTTTGTGATGGCCCACATGGCCGACAGAACGACCGCACCAATGAAGGCGGCCCACGAGCGGGCGAGCGTGGCCAGCACGAGGGCCGCCACGCACGCCAGCCCGAAAGCTATGGCGACGAGGCCCATTACGCCGGGTCTTTATCGTCGCCGCTAAAGGTCTGGACGTGGCCGTCCGCCTGGGCGGCCTTGGCGGCGCGGAGGGCGAACCCGTGCGAGATTTGCAAAGCCCAGACCGCCTTAGTCATGCCGGCGTCCGTCAGGCGGCGCTCGCCCTCCCGGAGGACCGCGCCCCCGAGCTCGATAAGGGCGTGATTGCTGAGGGTGGTAACGTCCGTCATGTGCGGAGCTCCTATGCGGGAGCCCTCTTGTCGCGCGCGGCGAGAAGGATTTCAAGCCGCCTCGTGTCGCCGTCGCGCCTGGCCAGCCATTCAGCCGGGCCATAACGATCCGTGAGGACGACGCCAAACGCCACGGCGGCCGCCAGCTGGGTCGAGGTCACGCGGTAGGCTTCCCAGGCGTTAAATTCCGCCACGCGCGCCTGGGCCGGGTCGCCGGAAATCGCCCACACAAGGCCCTGGGCTTCGTCGGAACTATCGGCCCAAAGGTAGTGGTGGTCTTTCCAGGGCGTGTCGCAAATGTAGGTGGTCATGACGCGGGCCACGAGACCGTGCCCTCCGCCCAGGTCGGCCGGAACCCGTCGGGAAGGCCCTCGCCGTCCGTGACGTACTCCCGAAGCGTCGGACCTTGGCCGGGCTTTCCTGCGAAACGCCCCGTCCCACTCGCGCATTCGCAGACCTTCCAATGATCCTTTTCGCGCCGAACATAGCGGCCCGTGACCCGCTCGGGGACGTAGGCTTTGGCCCGGTAGGTCTCGCGGATCATCGCGCGCCTGCTGGCGCGGGAATTACGGAATAATCGTCGTGGCCGCGCTCTCGCATCTTTTCCAAATCCTTGTTGGCGGTCTTCTCGCTCTTGTACGTCTTTATGAAGATCGGGCGGCGGCCCTCCATGACAATTTCATTGTCCTTGATCTCGCCGTCGCGCGCCAAACTACGGACGTAGATCATGTTCACGCCGCTCGCCCCGAGCTTGCCGATACAGAAGGTCATAGCAAGGCCCCCGCGCCGTAATTGCCCATGTTGAGCCGGCCCGGACCCGAGGGGAACGGGACGACTTCGCAATCCGTGTTGTTCCCGAGCAAGCCCGTCTCCGCGCCCTCCCGAACGACAACCGCCCAGATTTTCCCGTCCTCGTTGGCGCGGCGGACCGCTTCGCGTTTGGCTTCGGCTAAGGTCATTTGCGTCTAGCCCCTCTTGATCCCCCACACTAATCGTGAATTGACGCCGCCGTCAAGGCTAAAAGCAATGCCACCCGATCCGCCGCCGCGTAGGCTTCGACCACCGCCCGCGCCACCCACGGAGCAAGCGGCCCGGGCGGAACGTTGTCAAAAAGCCACGCCGCCCAGGTCGTCGGGAGAAGCCACCGGGCTACGCGCACGCGTGCTCCCCCGCGAGGTATGCCCGGCCACACCGCCGGCACGTCTCCCCACCACTTGTCGTTGGGCCCGGTCGCTCGAAGGCCAGGCGGATGAATTCCGGGTGGATGGCCGGCGCCGGGGGATACCGCTTGCGACGCCGGCTCATGAGAGTACCGCCCAGGCCGCCATTCCTCCCCAGAATAGCACGCACGGGACGACCGCGGCGGCCGGGAAGCGCTTGGCCACGGCAACGAAGCCGCCCAGCAGCGCCACGCCCGAGACGGCCGGGACGGCGGCGCTCATTTGCGGGCCGCCGCAGCCTGGGCATTCCGGCGCCGCGTGTAGCCGCGCACGGGCTCGGCCAGATCGTCGGGCGTCTTGCGGTGGTAGAGCCAAAACAGACCGTCCGCCTTGGGCCCCTCGACCCAATAGGCGAGGCCAGCAATACGGGCCGCCTCACGCTCTCCGACGTCGTTGGCGACATGCTGGGCGAGAGCCTCCGGGGCGTAGTCCGCGAGATGGCCGCTCTCGATAAGCTCGGCAATTGTCGGGCCGGTGGGGGTCACGGGGTCGTCGAGATCGAGAACCGCGTCGACGCCGAACGGGGCGAGCGCTTGCCGGTAAATGTCGAGTTGGGGGTTTGCCGTCGTCGGACAGCCTGCCCGGACCCAATCCTCGCAAGCCTGGGCATGGTCGGCTAGGGCCCCTTGGTGGGCGACGCGGGCCTCAAGCTCTGTGGCGGGGTAATCCCCGGGCAGCGGGAGCTCTCTCGTCTTCGGGGGGTTCGCCAAGATCATGGAGAAAGCGTCCGCGAGGTCCGGGGACGTGTGGGTTCCTCCGGGGGATTTGACGACCGTCGGGCCCTTGGGCGGGCGAGGCGCAAAGCCCAGGAAGCGCGCGGCGCTGGCGAACAATTGGCGGAGTGTCATGGCAAGTCCCCGTGAGTGAGGCCCGCAAGCTACCAGAGTTGACGGCCGCGTCAAGTAGCGGGGAGCTTATCCGCCACCATGTCCATATAGACCCGGGCGGCCTCCTCGGGCGTCGCGGCGGTGATCACTGTGGCCATGGCCTTGAGCTCCGCCTTGACCGTGACGTTATCGTTGAAGGCGCCGATCAGACGACACGCGAGCTCCATGGCCTTCATTCGGTCGGCCAGGATGATCTGCAGGCCGTTGGCCGTTTGCTTGACGCCGCCGTAGAGGAGCATCCCCTCCGGGCTGAGTTGCGTGGTGTCCTTGAGCACGGTTCGCGGCTCGCCCTCGCCGTGACAGACCGGGCAGTCTGGGTGTGGGGGCGCCGTCTCGTCGTAATCAAGGCCGCCAGCCGGGTCAGGCATGGCGCCAGAGCCCGGAGAGGCTTCCCAGGCCGTCAGGGCCGCCAGGTACTCATGCTCGCGCCACTGACGCCGGTGCTCGACGCCGTGGCAATATCGGCAAGCCCCGATGCGGAGAGAGACGACCTCGTTGGGATCCGCCATGGCGATCTGGACGAAATAGCTCAACGCCTTTTGCGCGGTGAACGAGCCGTCAAGGACCAGCTGGTCCTGCAGTTCACGGATGTAGAGGCGGACGCTCGGGGAGCGGAGGACGTTGTTGGCCTCGACGCCCACTTTCTTCGGCGGCCATCCTTCGCAGTCATAGGCGGCCCGATAGGCGTCCGCGGCGTGCTGCGTCAGGACGTAGTGCTGCGCGAACCGCATCTGGCGGGCGGTCAACTCGGGACGGGCGAAGGCGGCGGCGCTCATAGCGGCATAAAGGCCACGGTGTGGGGGCTTTTGCAACCACTTTGGGCGTGGTATCGTCTGGGTTGTAAAAACACTTCCACCAATTTGGGTGACTTGGTGAAACTTTCCGTCAATTCAGCTTCCCGAGGCTTCCCGAGGTGATTTCTGCCCCATTTCAAAAAGAACAAAACAAGTCTCCCGTAAGAGCCAAAAAATTCGATGTATCTAAGTCATTGAAATCATTGACCGAATTTTCACTAAACCCTAGATATGTGGGGAAAAATAGAAGTATCTAAGTCATTGATTTTATTGGCTTGAATAATATTTCAACCAATCCCAGAGTTTTTGAATGATTTTTTTCCCTCGTGTGCGCGCACCCTCGCGCATGTACGCGCGCAGTACCGGAATTTGGGTTGTACGGGAGGTTGTGGGAACGCATTAAATCGTCATAAACTACAGCAACTTAGATACATCCAAAATTTTCCCATTTCGTGGGAAATTAATTGCTATAAATTGCGGGAAATTTACGGAATTTAAAATGACACCTCTGGAAATTGCCGCCGCTAATTTGGCCACCGCACTCTCTAAATACGAGACCGCCCGACTTGCCGCCGACCACGCCGCGAGGCGCACCCGGCAATTTGTCGCTGAGATGGAGCGTCGCAAACGCCTGGAGGGCGACGAATTCCGCCCTCTCGCGATCGGGGAGGCTCGCCGCCGCCGCCGCATCGCCAAGGCCTGCAGTCTGGCCCGCCGCCTTGAACGCATGGCGTGGCTTGAGGTGAACCGCTGCGAGAGGCTACTTGACGCCGCCGTCAACTCAGATAGTGTGGCGCTCTGACGCAACAGAGGGGGCCACCGTGCTCAAGCTCACGAGAGACCAAGTCATCGCCCTGGGGCCATGCTCCACGGATAAGATCCCCGCCTTCGGGCGCCGCAAGGATATGACGGCCGCCCAGGCCCTGGAGGCCGGCGCGACTATCCCAGACTTGCTTTGGGTCGCCGGTAAGCTGGGCCGGAAGGATTTGTGTGTCCGCTTTGCCCTGGCGTGCGCCCAGCGCGTCGCGCACCTCAACCCGGACCCCCGCGTCCAAGCCGCTCTAGAAGCCACGGCCGCTTGGCTGGCCGACCCAACGCCCGAAACGGCGGCGGCGGCGGCGAGGGCGGCGGCGAGGGCGGCGGCGAGGGCGGCGGCGAGGGCGGCGGCGAGGGCGGCGAGGGCGGCGG